AAAAAAAATATAAGACTTCCAACTCTGTCTTTTGAGTTGGAAGTCTTCGCAGTTAATAACCTAACACTTCTTCAACATAGTAAGTCGCAGTCGCAACTGACATAGCTGGATACTTTGCTAGTGTCTGTTTGATAGCCTGAGACTTATCCATTAGAATGGAATCTCTGTAGAAGATTTAGTGTTATCTACAGTGACTTGACTATTTACAACGTCTGCAGTTTTCTGCATTGTTTGAATTGTCTTGTCAGAGAATCCATCTGTAGGCTGAACAGGAGCTGAACCTTTAGCAGTGAATCCTGTTGTAGCAGTGCTTGATGCTTTGACATGATCTGTCACCATAACGGCTGTCAGAATAGATTTGATACCATTCTGAGTAGGTGCTTTAGGCTCATATGGAGCTTGCCAAATTGAAACGTCTACTACAGAACCATTCCCAATTTCTTCTTTGAATGGTGTCTTAGCATCTGCATGAACTACAACAACTGGTTGATTTTCCATAAGCCCACCTTGATTATTAGATCTCATAGACTTACGATTTAGTGAGACATTTAAACGATCAGGCTCGTTCTTGTCTACTTTGCAGATTAAACCTGCATCAACCATCTCTTGCTTTTTAGCTGGATCTACAGAGGAAATATTTAATTCCCACTGAGGAATCTCACCAGTCCATTCATTCTTAACTGGATCTTTCAACCTAGCCCACCTTGCAGTGACATTTTCAATTATGATAGTTCTTGGTTCATTTAACTTCAATGTCATATTAATACTCCTTTTCTAGAAAATTATGACCACCACTAACATGGCACGAAGTGACATGCACTATCAATACATCTGTAGTGTCATCATAGAAAGGGTGGATCGACAGCGAAAAAATTAATTGAAGAAATTTGAAAACTTGTTTTCTAATTAACAATTTCCTTTTGTAGGAAATTGAGGTCTTCTATTTATTTTACAGTGTTACTTATCCACCCTCTAATAGTGTCTAATAGTTATCTATTAGTATATTATAAGAAAGACAACAGAAGATACTAACAATGACTGTAATATCTATAAGAGATTGATAGATTCTATAAGAGACTACAAGAGGCTATAAGAGACTATAAGAGGTTATTAGGAAGTCTCTCTCTTTAAGGGGTATATACATTATTGCATAGCATATGTCATCTGTCATGCACCTAATGCATAGATCCCTTTTATAGTCTTCTATTAGTCTCTGCCAGTGCCTCCGTCACGCTAAGTCTCTCACAGAACCCTCTCAGACACTCTCAGACGACTACTAGAGCCTATATACCCCTTTAAGAGATGCAACCCCACTCGGAGATTCTAATAGAGACTGACAGAGCCTCTGAGAGAAACTAGGGGGTACTAAAAATAATAGAGGGTATAGGTGTGTGAAATGTAACTCTTTCGTTCTTTCTCTCTAAGACCCTCTGAGATCCTTCAGGGGGTACTCAAATCTATGAGGACAAAATGAATAAACAAGAAATAACTAAATTACTGGCTGAGAAAAAGAAGAGAGATACTCTTAAAGAATACTCACAGGACTTTGCTAAGTTTGCAGAGGAACAGATACAGATCATCACTAAGGATGCCTCACAGGGCTTTGTACCTTTCAAGCTTAACAAGTGTCAAAAGATCATAACAGATGCTCTCAAGAAGCAACTGGAGGACACTGGTAAGGTCAGAGCGATTATCCTTAAGGCTAGACAGCAAGGTATAAGTACTTACTGTTCTGGTAGGGTCTTTTGGAAGTCTTACTTTACTGCTTATGCTAGGTCAGTTGTTATGGCACATGACTCTGCTACATCAGATGCTTTGTTTGCTATGTCAAAGAACCTCATACGTAATATGAGTGGTGAGTTATCACCTACAGAGATCAGATCGAATGCTAAAGAGATTATTATTAATAGTCCTTCTATGCCTGATAAGGATGCTACAGCTTCTTATAGGCTCTATACAGCTGGTAGTCCTGAAGCAGGTAGAGGTACAACACCTACGATTGCACACTTGTCTGAGGTTGCCTTCTGGCAGCATGATGAGAAGATACTTGCTGGTTTGTTTCAGGGTATCTCACAAGCTAAAGGTACTGAGGTGATTGTAGAATCTACAGCTAATGGCTCTCAGGGAGAGTTTTACAGGCTCTGGAAGGGTGCTGTAGCAGGAGAGAACGAGTATGTTCCTATATTCCTACCTTGGTATATCACTGACGAGTACCGTAGAGAAGCTCCAGAGGGTATGGAATTAACGACAGAAGAAGAAATACTACAATGACCAACTATATTGGAGAAGACTTAAGATTGCCGAAGGTGGAGAACTCAAGTTCAAACAGGAATACCCAGCAACAGCTGACGAAGCATTTATCACAAGTGGATCTAACGTGTTCAACGTGGAGCGTTTGGACGCCCTCGTACCCCAACCACACCAACGAAGATCCGAATGGGACCCCCATAGTAAGATGTTCGACGAGCATAAAGAAGGAACCCTCTACATATACGACTTTCCACAGTGGGAAGAACCCTATGTAATAGGAGCTGATGTGTCATTAGGTGTTGGACAGGACTATTCAGCCTGTACGGTCATGAATAATGAGCGAGAAGTCGTAGCAATGTACAGAAATAACCGTATAGATCCTGCGATGTGGGGAGAATTACTGTTTTATCTAGGAAGATACTACAATAATGCGCTACTTGCAGTAGAATCTAACTCTATGGGCATTGCAACGCTGCAGTTAACCTATATAGACAGACTAAGATCGCTAATGTGAGTAATGAAGAGGGAATGCGCCTAGGATTCAGGACAACTGCAGCTACAAAACCTGCAATTATAGGGAATCTTAAGAACCTTATAGAGAATGAGGAGTTACTTATCCCTTCTCCTGTTATGATACAGGAATTAAAGGACTATATCTCTACAGAAACTGGTAAAACAGAGGCAGCTCCGGGGTGTTATGACGATACTGTAATATCTCTAGCGATATGTGCAGAAGTTTTACGAACTCACTGGGATAAACTACAAACATCAAACGTAAGTTGGAAGCAGAGGGCGAATGAATGGAACCAAGACGAGACGAACTGGTTATAAGTGAGAAAGAATACTCAATGGTGGATACATTACTAGAGAAATTCTTTCAAGGTTATGTACCATCAGAGTGTATATACTTATCAGAAAGAAATGGACACCCACATATAGAAATAAACTGGAGTTATTGCTAATTGTATATACCCCTTAAAGAGAATACTAGATATAGGAGGACACAATGTATTTTGTATTAGCATTATTATGTCTTACAAACGAAGAATGTATGGTAAAAGCATACCCTCATTTGTTACCTACACATGAAGCCTGTATGGTAGTAAAACATGATGTACATAGAAAGTTATGGGAGTTTGCTCCTGACAATGCGGAGTCAGTAGAGACATGGTGTTTCTCTATACCAACAGAAATATAGGAGGGTTGTATGCCTAAACAAAAAACTAAATCAAAAGTAAACGCAGCAGGTAATTATACAAAACCTACTATGAGAGCTAACCTATTTAGATCTATTAAAGCTGGTGGTAAGGGTGGTAAACCCGGACAGTGGTCTGCACGTAAAGCTCAGATGCTTGCTAAAAGATATAAAGCAAAAGGTGGAGGATATAAGTAATGCCTTTAGCTAAATCGCAAAGATCATTAAAGTCTTGGACTAAACAGAAGTGGCGTACTAAATCTGGTAAGCCATCAACACAAGGTAGTAAAGCTACTGGTGAAAGGTACTTACCCTCTAGTGCCATTAAGTCTATGTCTAGTTCAGAGTATGCTGCAACAACTCGTAAGAAACGAGCAGACACAAAGAAAGGGAAACAATTTAGCAAACAACCAAAGAAGATTGCTAAGAAGACAAAAGGACACAGGAGAGTATCGTGAGGTATTTACAATCTAAAGATAATAAAGGAAAGCTATTGTATATCCGAATGTGAGACAAATAGTAATACTAACTCTAATGTTAACTCTACTATGTCATCAGAGACTACAGTAAAGTCTCCTCCTCCATCAGCAATGTCACCTACGATTAATAATTCTAATAGTGACTTGTGTACCGTTGGAGTTGCAGGAGCCGTACAGACCCAGATACTAGGTATATCTGCAGGAGCTACAGTTAGAGATATGAACTGTGAGAGACTGAAGAATGCAAAGGTTCTGTATGATATGGGGATGAAGGTGGCAGCTGTATCGGTGATGTGCCAAGACAAAAGAATATTTCAATCTATGATGAATGCAGGTACTCCTTGTCCATACGATGGACTTGTAGGTCTACCAGCTAAAGAAGCATGGAAGAATAACCCACATTTAATACCGGGTGCTAAAACAGGAAAGAATAAGGAGTGGTCAGATGATGATAAGAATACTGCCAAAGGTGCTGCTGGCGTCGGTGGTTTGCTTGCTC